TCGCTATGCCACTCATCTGTCTCGTCTCTATGGCCCTGATGCTTCCAAGCATCGCCATTCTGTCTATGGACTTCACTGTCTCCCTCATGGTGCTCAGGATGGCCTCTAGGTTCTGTCCTGATGGTTGCAACATATAAGGTTTTAAATTTGGATCAAGTTCGTTTGGCATGGTGATTATGGCACCCGCACCCGCACTTGCTTCTGTCTCTGGAGTCTTGACCAATGTTGGGTGATTGGTAAGTCTTATCAACTGTTCAACTTCAGCACTCATGTTGAATAATGAAAGTTGTTGTTCCGCTATGGATTCAATGTCTCCTGAACCTATGCCCCTGATTGGTGTCCTGTGTGAATAAACCCAAGTGGCTGGGATGATGCCCAACGGATTTGGTTTCACTGATACCGTCTCCCTGGTGCCATCGATGGAACCTTCTATTGTGTCCAGTGTGATCGTGTCGTTGGTCCAAGTCCTGACGTAATATTTGGTTGAGTTCGCAACTGTTCTCTCTTCCTGTTCAAGGAACCTAACAAATTGCAATCTGTAATGTCCAGACTCAAGTCTCTCCCATTCCCAATCCAAAACGTTCTCTGGTGTGTAGATTGTTGCGTATGGTCTGATGTCTTGGTCAAGCTCTTCTGCCCTCGTGCCTGCCACGCTCTCCGGTCTGTCCATCAATACCACACAGTGTCCATATATCGAACTCTGTATGTTGACGTCTCTCATAAAACTCTCCCAAGTCCTACCTTCCATGTCTGCGTCTTCTAAGAAATTTTCAACTTCCTGTGTTCCTTCCAAAGAACCAAACTGTCTCTTGGGTTCATTTCTAAATAGGAAAGAATTATATATGTGTATGATTGATTTGCAATGATTGTCCACTGCCGTGTGATTTAATCTGTTCAGGTATTCCGAATCTGATTCGAAAACATAACGGGTAAGGTATTTGCCCATCTTGAACTGAGAACCACCCAGGTAGCTCCTCTGCAAGAACTTCCATCTTCCAACGTGATTTGTGTATTCCGGGTGAAGTGGTAGATTGCTGATTGGGTTGCCGTCGCCAGCCATTTGTCCGTCTATGTTGTATTGAACCATTATTTCATTGCTCCTGTTCTAACTGTGAATCTCTGTGGCTTGCTCCTTGCAATATCTCTTGTAAGTGGGTATAAAAAAGAAACCAAATAACCGAGTGCATCCATGTTGTGATCAAATCCTTGTGTTTTGTCAGGCAATGAAGTTCCCTCCTTGTAGACCTGTTTAGTAATACTATTTAATAGATTTCGACACTTGGAGTGGATGATTACGCCTCTGAAGCCGGATGCCGAACACAGCTTGGAGTTGACCGAGTTCACCCTGTCCCTCACTGCCATGTGTCTGTTAGGCACCTTGCAGACAAACCCTGCGTTCTGCAGTATGCTTAGATCCGTCTTGCCACCCGCCGATGTCTTCCTCTGTCTCGATGCTGGGTCTGGATATGCTATCAGTTTCTTGTTCTTGTATCTGCTGTGTATCTCCTGCACCAGTTCGTCGGTGTTTGAACTCCATATCTGTATCTCATCAAAGATATACAGCTTGTCGTCCTTGAGGTATGACACCACTGCACTCATTGGATCCAAGTTGAAGTCCATGCCAATGTGGAACATGGTCTGTTCATCCGGCACTTCGAAATTCTTGACGTTGTGTTCCATGTTGAATCCGTAGTATATCACACCTGAATAGGTCTCCCATGTTGCCTCGTATTCCTGTCTGTATGTCTTGAGGTCAAGGTCCTTCTTGGCTTGGTCTATCTCTTCCTGATCAACCCATCCACCTTCTACTGTTGTGTATTGGTGACTGCCCCATTCCTGTTCTTCTGGATTCTGTCCCCGTTGATACAGATCATAGAACCAATTCATTCCCTTGGGTGTTCCTATGAACATCGCCCTGCCCTTTGTGTCTGACAGTGTTGGTCTCAACACAGTGGTCCATGCTGATTCTTCAATGTCGGCACACTCATCCATCACCAGGAAGTCTATACCAACCCCACGCAGTGAGTCTGGGTTGTCCGCACCCCTTAGACATATCCTTGATCCGTTCTTAAGTGTTATGGTTAGTTCTGCTTCGTTGATCTTCTTGACCCAACGCAGGTCCTGTAAAATCTGTTTCAATTTTATCCATGATATCTGTTTGGCCTGTCTGTATGATGGACAAACTATCCAGCAGACCCTACCCGGTGTTCTTGCCACATAACACACTTCTCTGATTGCTAATGTTGTCTTTCCAAAACGCCTGCCGGTCACTAACACACGGAATCGTCTTTCGTCCTGTGATACTATTGTCTGTGGTTCGGATAATTTCATTGGTTTGCCATGTTGTTTAATATATTTACTATCAAACAGTTATGGTGCTACTAAAACAGTGTGTGGAATTATTTGTCTGTTTCCCAAGGTAGAGGTGCTGTGTTCTCTTCGTCTGTGGGTGTGTCTTTCTGATCCAGGTATTGTTTGCCCATCCAGATAAGCATTCGGACATCGCCCTGTAGTGCTTTCTCCATCTGTGCTCTCCTCAAAGATCTCTTGCCTTCTGAACGACCCTTGTCGATTATACCTGAATATCTTTTCTCAAGTGTTGTCACACTCGTGCCCGCCACGTCTGCTATCTCTTTGTATGTGCAGTGTAGGGTGGCTAGTTTGAATATTAGATCCCTGTCTAGTTTGTAATGCTTTGGTGCGTCAGCCATTATGCTTGTTTGTCCTCTACCACTATCCTGAAGTGTCTCGCATCTGTGTTGCCTTCTGCAGTGACTACCTTGGCCCTGATGTTATAGATGTTGCCGGCAGTGCCTGCGTTTAATCTTATGTTGGTTATAGCACCTGTTATTGTCACGTCAGTGCCTGCGTTTGTTGGCAGTGCAAGTGGTGCCGCGTCATCCGTGATTGTTTCGATTGTGACCGTGCATGAACTTAGACTGTCACCTGCTGGCAACCAGTCTGACCAATCAAGTCCATATTGCACATTGGCTTGTGGATCTTTGGTGATGAATAATCCCTTGTTGTCTGATTTGAATCCTGTTAGGTTTGCCATCTATGTTTCGCTCCTCACTCTTGGTGTTGAAAATCTATTTGTAATTGACGGTATCTTAAGTTTGTGTGTCCTTGTTTCTTGCATAATTCCTACCAGTCTGTTTTCGTTGCTGATAGTATTTAAACGATTTTCTGCCATTATCGCCGTTATTCTATTTTCACTTGGTATCACTATCGTCCTTGTCTCTGAATCTACCGTTATTATGTTGTAAGGATCTGCCTGCGTTCGTAGAGCACCCACAAATAACGTGGTTGCAAGTGCATTTAAAGTGAATCCAACCTCAGGTCCATACTTGACTTGACCAACGAAGTTGGTTGTGAATGCACTCGGTGCCGTGTCTTCGATGTCATACTTGACGAACACGGTTGAAAGGCCAAACGTGAATGCACTTGATATCGCGACTGGCTGATTGAACAACAGTGTGTCTGTGACAGCAAGTGTGAAAGCGGAACTTAAAGTAAGTGGCAGTATGTTGTCCAGGAAGTCAACGTCACTGACAGCAAGTGTGAATGCTGATGACATTGCCTGTGTGATATCAATGGTTCCTGTTGCTGTGGCCGATACGGTGAATGCACTTGACATGGCGCTGGCACCAAGTAGCTGGAAGGCCGCACCGTCGTCTATCGTGAATGCTGATGATAGTGCCGCGGCACCAAATAATTTTTTAAGTGGGACGACGCTGTGTGTGAATTCACTCGCGAAGTTGAGTCCGATGGCCCATGTGCTGAATTTCCAGGTGTCCCAACTGCCCTCATCTCCTGCCCATGTTCCAAACGTCCAAGTGTCCCAGTCACCCAGTGTAGCGTCATCCCATTCGTATTCGTCCTCGAGTGTGTATCCTGCAACCGCGTAGTCGCTCAACACATATCTGTCTAGTGCGGTGTCTCGCAATAGGTCACTCCAACGGTAGTCCCCGGATATGTCAAATATTGCTTTGGCGGTGGCTGACACGGTGGAGGCCGATGCCTGTGTGATTGTGTTGGTCCCCAATACTCCAACTTTGAGTGTTGGTGTGGTTGCAACAGTGAAAGCACTTGCCATGGTCAATGCGTCCATTGGCACGAAGTTGAAAGTTGTGGCCTGTAGTGTGAAAGCGGAAGACAATGCAACCACTGGTTTGTAAATTACTTTTGGTGTCACTGCCAATGTTGAAGCAGTTGTGACTGATGCCGTTGCGAATGCGAAACACTCGGATGCCTCAGACACGGTGAACGCACTTGACAATGTCAGTGCTTCTATGCCAATAATTTTAGTTCCTGCACCTGCGAAAGTGAATGCTGATGCGAAAGGTGGCAGTGTGTGACTGCTGTCAGAGGCATTGATTACAATGTCATCTCCCTCCCACGTCTTCTCGATTGTTGCAGTAAGTGTTGGCAGATGGTTCTGCATACTGAACGTAGCTTGGTGCAGGCCATTGCTGTTGTTGTTGCTGGTGTTCAATTGGAACTTGGCGACCATGTCTTGCAAGTCATTCCTGCCAGTGCCAACACCAAGCACGGATGCATCTGAACCTGTTATGAAATGATCATTCAGACCCTGTGTCTGTGCTGTCCCAGCCTGGTTGTTCTGAGTCTGTGTGGTGCCGCCGCCTATGGCACTGGTGAAGGAGAACACCGGCATAGTCACCGACATTCCAACACCACCACTGATCGTTTGTGCGTTTTGTGTCAGTCTGAAAGACTTGAATCTTAAGGAGTTCCTGGTCGCAGGATATATTCCGTTGGCCGCCAACCCTGTTTGATCTGCGAATGTGCTTGATAGTATCTCAGATTTTGGAGCAGTGTTTGAAAGTGTGAGTGCCCTATTACTATCGAAATCTACACCCTCGCCCGATGTCTGTGAGAATGAACTCGAGGAGATGTTGAGACCGGTTGCTACGGTCTGGCTAATTCTGATTGCTCGTGTAGTTGCCACAAGGATTACCTCCCTATGCTAATGATACTGTAAGGTTCCCTGAGCTTACTGTAAATTGGTCTCCAGACGATACAGTTTTTGAAGTTGTAAGTTGTCCAAAGAACAAAACATTTCCACTTGAAGACGCATCAACGACTGCTATGCAGGTCACTGTTGCTCCTGATGTGGCCGCGTTGTTGTAGTTGGCCGTCGCTACTGGGAAAGTCACAGTAGAGTTGGAAGCCGCTGATCCACCTGATGCCGTCGCGAAGTTGACTGCCTGTCTGGCGTAGTCTCCTGCGTTGACTTCGTAGTGGCCCCAGTTGCCTGAGCCTGAAGTTGAGTTTGTTCCTGATTCCAATGCAGTCAACACAGTAGAGGCAGTTCCTGCGAACAGTGCCACGTGTAGTGCTGATGTAGGTGTGTAGTTTCTAGCTGTCTCACCCAATACATGGTCAAGGATTTCTAATTCTAAATAGTTCGATGCCGCTGACATAGTTGTTTCTCCTTAATTGTTTGTTATAACACTTTTATTTATTGCTTATGCTGTTAATAATCTTATCTTATCGTCGTCGTAGAACAACACTGCCCTGTCGTCGCCCCATCTGGATATCCTCGTCTGTTCAATGTTCCAATCACTGCCTTTGACTATCCTGAACACCTCTGACAGTGTGTTTGTTGAATAGATGTATTTGCATACTATTAGTGAGTCGGTGGCGGGTTGTATCATGCTGAAAAGGAACACGTCATTGTCTGCCCCAACGAAACAACCTGTGTAGTGGGTGTCACCTGTGTCACCTGCCGAAATAGTCAAGATGTTTGATCTGTTGAAACTGGTTTCGCCTGCCTTGTAGACATGGCATCTGATCTTATCACCGCCAGCACCTCCTCCAGATCCCCTCTCAATGAACAACGAGGTGTCGTTGAAGTCCGTGGTGTAGTATGGTGGGTCCATTCCTTGAGGCCACGCCACGTAGTTGTCTGCTGATTCCATATCTATATTGCTTGATGGTGAACCACTGAACAATGACAATGATTGTGCTCCGGTGGAATCAAATTCCATCTTGGTTGGTTGTATTGAATTACTGTCTGCGGCTTTGATCACGTGCATGGTGTTGGCATCCACGTGGCCCGGGATACCAGGATTGCTGTAATAGAAATCACTGTTGCTACCCAGGCTGATGTCCGCGCCTATGGCGGCCGAACTGCTGTTGCCATTCTCAGTCAGTGTCATCTTGTATCCAAGTCTCTTACCGT